GGGGTACTAAACATAAACCAACAGTCGGAACTGTATTGATAAAGCCTTTGGGCAAGATCAAAATTAGTTTCTCCTTTATACGTTGCCCCAAAGACTGCTGCTCTTGCGAATGCTTCTTGTGCATGTGTTTCTTCCTCCCAAAAATATCTATCTTTTAATGTATCTAAACTAAACTTGTCTAGTTTCTTTTCTTTGTCATAGTCTATAACTATTCCTAAGTAAGGTTTCTTTCCTACTTTATCTTCTACCATTACTCAGCTCCCTTGTCGTTTAAATGTAATGCAATCAATGCATAGTGTATAATCTTAAGAAGGTCAGCGTCAGACTTACCATTCTTTTTACCATAACGCATTGCATACTTCATGATGTTACCTATACAAAAACCTTCGCCATGACCTGCATCTATTATCATATCAGTTGCCTGATACTTAGAGTGTGCATAGTGTTCTGTGTACGTATCATCAATGTATTGTTTAACACCATGTAAGTTTATACTCTCGTCAAATTTATAATCCATATTTATTCTGTCCATTGTTTAGGCAAGTCAAACTCACTATACCATTTAAAATTATTTTTCTCTGCCCATTCTGCATGAGTACGTTTACTACCATCTTTTCTTTTCTTAGCTGCAGGCATAGGTGCTAAAGGTTTTGCAAAGATGAACACAAGAACCTGATGAGCTTTTAAATTCTTACGAACCCATATGTATTTACTATACTCTGCGTAATCCCAGAACCTACCCTTTGCTTCAATTAAATATTCTACATTACAAAATGTTTTTCTAAAGTCAGGTTCATATGTATGCTCAACTGTGTAGTCTATCTTATCTCCATGATGTGACCATTCTTTTAATTGATTAGCATGTAATTTATATTCCCAATTAGAATCATACCCTTTAGGTAAATCTTTTTCAACTGGTCTGATTTTACGGGGCTTACGAAATCCTTTCTTCATTAGTGTATTATCTCATGTTTAGGGTCAAGTGTCAATCTTTTATTTTGTTCTTCATTAAGAAGTTCTAATAATTTAGTTACTATTTCAGGCTCTACTGTTTCAATACTGTTGCCTGCATATATATAACTACCTACTATCATAAGTAGTTCTGATATATCTATTAAATCAAGGTCGTGTAAATCATTATCCATGCTCTAACTCCTGCACTTTAATTGTTGTATAATCTTGTCTGCCTTGTTTAATAAGTTTTTTAATACCTTTAATAAACCAACGTAAAGTGTAGGCTGAAACGTGTAGACTTCTATTTCCATAAACGTGAGTCTGCTCAGGTATGTAATTGTGTACATTTTCAATCGTAACTTTTTCTTGTTCCTCTTCAGGCACTACACTCTTAAGCCACTCAACCATTAAGTGCTTTGCGTGCTTTCTTATTTTCTTTTCTTGCTTTGAATTCATTTGTTATCTCCTCTACTTTAGGTTGTTTAACTACAGTTGTTAAGTAAGAAAGTCCATTAGCATACTTAAATACTTTTAATCCTTCTCCGTTGTTAGAATCTTTGTGACACTCAACCTTGTGCCTACAAAAGAAACATCCTCTTGCAAGTTTCATGTTGCCTGATTTACCATCAGGTATCGGAGTGTAACAGATTTCAGGTGGTGTGTCCACCTTTAAAGACTTTTTTACCTTAGCTATTTTACTCTGTATATTAGGTTTGTCAAGTTCTTCTGGAATATAAAGAGCAAGTTCTCCACTCTCTTTGTTCATTGCTAGGAAGCCACCCTCAGATGTACCATGTCCTGCTTCGTAACCTGCAAGTTGTGCAAGGTATCCAAAGGTATCATCGTCTGCTAGTGTTCCATCTCTAAACTTCTTAAAGGCAAATCCTGATGCAGTCTTAACGTCAATGACTTGACCATCAATCACACAGTCCATGTGTCCTTCAACACCTTTAACCTTGACGTTCTTTTGTTCGTCCGTTACATCGTGTCCTGCATGTCTTACAAGAAGAAGTACAACCTCTTCGAGTAAGTGTCCGTAAAGAAATTTAATAAAGGTAGAAGGTGTTATTGAATTACTTTCATCAGGATACTTCATGTCATACCATAACTGTCTGTTAGGTTTACCCACGTTGGACATACGTAACGTGCCTGTCGAGCGTGCTGTTGGTGTAGACCATTGACGTATGACTTCTTTCATGTCCTCGCCAAACTTATCTATGACTTCATCAGATAGGTTAAGTGATTCGCCCTTGCCAAGTACGGATAGTTTAGAGTAGATGTCTTCTACTAGTGTGTTTAATTTTTTCATTCTTTATGCTCAATAAATCTAAGTTGTCTTGTGTCAGGATGAAACCCTAAAAATTTAACACCCAGTTTTTTCTGGTGTTCTGTCATAGTTCCTCCTCCTGCACTTTGGTATTGGGATTTTCTTCTTTTATCTTTCTTTAATGTTTTAACATCAATCAATGTAAGTTCTCCTTCAGTACTCATTGCTATTATATCTACAGGACCTGTACACCCTGAGTTTTGAAAAACTTCATAACCATTATCCCATAACCAAGTGACTGCGTAGTACTCTGCAAAGTCTCCTTTTCTATTTGTGTTGTTAGTGTGTTTCATAAGTTATTCCTTTTTTATTATACAACTTTTTATAAAATGTTGCAACCTTTTGTATTTCTTTTGGTGTTGCTTGATTCTTAATTACATTTGCCATAAGCGAAACAATAATAATATTATCTTTTACATACCCTTTGTCAGGCACTATTCTATCTAAAGAAGGAGAATTTCTCCAGTTGTTCTTTGTATTTTGTTTATTAATCTCAAATTTAAAATCAAATACAGGACAGCGTGTTGTAATTATTTCTCTTAAGTCTTGTATTTTTAAAGTAAAAGGTAAGTTAAACTTCCTTGCTCTTTGTCTTGCTGCTTCTACTAAATCTTCTAAATGTATGCGAGAACCTACTGTTTTTTCTTTTCTATATTTGTTTTTTTTAGTATTAGATAGAGCTATAAAACAACTATTACATTTATAAATTGTGTTTTTATAATTTGAGACATAACAATTTCCTATATCTGAACCAGTTTTTTTAATAGTTAAATCAGTAAAACAAATAGTGCATCGTTTAATTGTGTTCCCTTTATTAATGAGTCTCACTCCAGTTGTCTCCTACTTTGTATTCACCATCCATAGGACAGCGAAGGTTATAATGTTCCCCTGCTTTGATAATACATTCAACAGCTAACGCACCTACGTTCTCTGCTATATCTTCTCGTACTTCCATCTGCCATTCGTCATGGATGTTAGCTACAAACTTAGCATCGAAGGTGTTTAAACGTATCAAAGAATCTAACATAGCAAGTCCACGTTTCATAACAATAGCACCTCCACCTTGTAATAATGTGTTGAGAGCAGCGTGCTGTGTGCGAATTAAAAGCCTGCGTCCATCTATTCCTTTGAGCCAATGCTTGCCTGACGCTCTTTGTACTTTATCTCTAAGAGATTTAAATGATGGGTTATTATTAAGAAATTGTTCTCTAAGTCGCTTACCACTTTCTCTGTTTCCTCCAACCACACTCCCAAGCTTTGCATCTCCTGCTCCGTATATGAGTGCATATATGAATGTCTTCGCCTGATCTCTTGATTCAAGTCCTGCAGCTTTCTGATTAGCGGTGTGTATATCTCCGTTAATGATTTCATTTACATACTCCTCGTTTTGCATGTAGTGTGCAAGCATTCGTAGTTCTAAACCACTCGCATCTATACCTACTAATTTATATCCATCCTTAACAATCCAACAAGACCTACATTCATTCCCGTATGGACTGTGTATGTTAGGAACTTGAGCCATGTTAGGACTCCTATGAGACATGCGACCTGTAATTGTTCCGTTAGGAATTACAAACCCATGTACTCTATTGTCTTCGTCTAAAGCTTTGATCCAAGAATCAACCTGAGCAATACGCTTCTGATAAAGAAAGTATGAAGCTATGAGCTTTGCTTGGGGTATCTTATCTATCTTACCAAGTGTTGTCTCATCTACTATCGGCTGACCTGTAGGTGTAAACTTCTTAGGCTTCCAACCGAACTCCATCAAGTACTCACCAACTTGTTTACGTGAACCAAGATTAAAGTCTTGAAGTTTCCTACGCATAAAAGGTTTAATATTATTTGTAGGTAATCTTTCTTAGTACTCGTCAGGGGTTAATCCTGACTTAGATAATGTTCCATCCTTCTTAAGTTTAGGATTTACTTGTCTGATGTCAACTAACTTAGGTTTAAATTCTTTATGAACTTCATCCTCTGCTTGTTGCATCTTCTCTCGTAACTCTGCTAAAAGTAATTCCCCTTTCTGCAAATCAAATTGGAATCCTGTGTCCTCTTGTTTCTTTATTATATCTGCAACAGTCTGCTCAAGTGCGACACATTCCTTATTAAAACCTGCTCCTTCTTTACGTAAGTGATGAAACAAAACTGTATTGAGATGTACATCACGTACACAATACTCTAACATATCCTTAGAATAGTTTAAGTAATCATCAAACTCTATCTTCTTAAAACCTAAACGAAAACCCCACTTCTCTAAGCTGTGTCCTCCTTCACGTACAGGATTGAATAGTCTTGACATAACAAGAGTATCAACAACAGGTTTATGAGATAACTTTATACCGCCTAGCCTTTCTAATACAGGGATATCAAACCCTATAATATTATGTCCAATAAGTCTATCAGCTTTCTCAAGAAACTTATATCCTTCCTCTAATTTATCAGGAGGAAACTTGAATGTCTCTTTGGAGTCAGCGTCCTGTGCTACAATACAATGTATCTTGGTAGCCTTAAGGTCGTCTGTCTCTATGTCAAATACTAAATCCATATCTATAACTCCAAGAGTTCATTATCATCTTCTTCAAACTGTTCTTTAGGTACTTCCCTTAGCCTGCCAGTTTCTCTATCGTAACGTAAGTGAGATGCAAGACCCACATCACCTGTGTACCTAGACTTTAATACTCTCACGCGGGTCGTATTAGATTCTTCTTCATCCTCTGATTGTTGATTACGTTCAAGTGCAATAACACAATCGCTTAACTGTGCGATACTTTGTGAACCTCTTAAGTGTGAAAGACTAACCTCCACTCCGTTCTCGTGTCCTTTATTACCATCTACCCTACGTAAGTGAGATACTAATATCATACCAACATTAGTTTCTTCTACAATACTTCTAAGTCTGGTCATGATATTATCTATAGACCTTCTTTCATCCCCTTCAGATAATGAAGACACTAACATATGTAAGTGATCTACTACTATCCATTGACAATCACATGCTATGATCATGAACCTAATCTTATTAAATATTTCATCTATACTATTCGTTCCGAAGTGAGCATGAACCCATACTCTATTCTTATTCTCCCCATCATACAGGATATCAAAGAATTTGTCAATCTCTTCTGGTGAGAATTGATCTCGCTCTTGATCAATGTATAGTCTAGCGTTAGCTTCGATGGATAAGATACCATCAACAGTCCTTCTCCAATCTTCTTCAAGAGCTATGATACCTACGTTGCCTGTAGTTTCTTTAATCAACCAATGCTCAAGCTCTCTCGTTACTGAAGACTTACCTAGTCCTGTACCACCTGTTAAGGTTAGTAGCTCTCCCTGTCTCATCCCAAACAGTTTATCATTCAAACCTTTCCAAGGATAAGGAACACTTTCTTTCTTCTCTCGATTAAAGAAATCCCCTTTTGATTCTGATACATTTATAACTCCACTAGGAGTATAAGTTTTAGCTGACCACCAAGCCTCAACAAATTCTTTATGTTTGTTCTGACGAAGCATATCATTAGCATCTTTAAACCCATTAGGTAAAGACATAATCTTTGCTTTACTAGGTTGAAATAACATTGCAACTTTCTTTGCGGCTTCCTTACCCTGCTTGTCACTATCAAAACAGATAACAACATTATCAAAACTTTCAAGGAACTCTAAGCTTTCTTTGATATCTTTAACTGCTCCACTTGAGCCACGCTTGATTGATACTGATGCCCACTTGCTACCCATTAATTCATAGCAAGCCATTGCATCACACTCACCTTCGGTTATAGTAACGTACTTACCTTTCTGAAAGAGTTGCTCTCCAAATAAACCTGTCCCGTTAAAGCTACCCATAACAGAAAAGTTTTTATCCCTAACATATCTAACCTTAGTAGCAGTAAGCTCATGCTTATTGAAGTAAGGGTAAAGATGCTGAACGATTTCCCCATTAGAACTAAGGACACACTTGACGCTATACTTTTTAGCAGTCGCTTCTGATATCCTTCGGTCTGTTAGAGCAGAGTAATCTGCACCATGTGGATTCTCTATTGGTTTTATTGTTTCTTGTTTCTTTGTTGGCATTGTCTTGCCCTTGGTTGCTCCCTCGTAGTTAAGAAAGTAGGTGTCACAACTAAAACATTTAGCCGAGCCATCTGTATTCTTTGCTACTGGATCACTACCACCACACTCAGGGCATGGTAATTTATATTCTGCAAAAGCCATATTGATTTCCTCACGTTATTAAAACTGTGCTAGTTTTTACAAGGTCTAGCAACTTGTTAGACACACTAGTCTGAGTCGTTAGACTCTGATAGTTCTTCATCAACTACATTAGTTGAATCTTGTTGTCCTTCTGTATTAACAATCTCAATAATCTTATTAGAGAAAAAGTTTATACTTGCTTGTAACTCTTCCAAGTCAAGCATGGTATTAGCTTTCTTCTGATTCAATCGTTGTAATCTACCAAAGATTCCTTGCCCTTCTTCTGGTAAGTCCTCCACATTTATAGGTACATTATCTATTGTTATACTAGGTTTAATTTCTTCTTCTGTCATAATTAAAACTCCAAATCATCATCTATAGATTCTAATTCGCTACCATCAGAACCTGTGTATTCAACAAGGTCAATAACCTGTACTGCTTGAAGGTCTAATCCTTTAAAGTCTCCAAACTGATTGGTTGTTTCCCACTCTCGGTATTGAACTCTAACCTTTGAACCATTCCCGACAGATATGTCTAGTGGTTCTTTGTTAGCGTCCAATAGTTTAGGTACTGCATTAGGTGTACCATCCTTACGTTCAACTTTTCGTTTGAACATAATCTTTTTAACACCATCAACATCCTTAACTCTAAAACCACGACCTGTAAAATCGTCTGCAGTTTTATCATCAAGCACTAAAGTGATTTGATATTCTGGTGTAAATGTTGTGTTGGGCACTCTTACTGCCGCCCATTCACATTGTCCTTCAAGTATTGCCATTTTTTTCTCCTATTTTATTATTGATATTGAAGTCGTTTAAACTGTGTGAGGTTTTGAGTGAATCGTTAGACCTCTTACTAACCCTATGCTGTATAGGATACGTGCTAACTAGTGGTATAGTGAGGGCTACGTAGTTAGCTATATGATTCATGGTGTTACTTCCCTCAAGTATGGTTCATAAATATATCCCACGAACACATCATATGTTTGTTTATCTAAGAAAGATAAGACATAATCATTATCTATTACCTTTAGATTATGTCCTAGTTTCATCTCGTCCATATCATTCATAATATTAGCATCCGAACCTACTCTCATGTACTGTTCTCTTGTTAATACTATTTCTTTATCACTTAAAACTATCATGTATACCTCTATTATAACATGGGTTGCTAATCAAAGTCAACTTCTTTTTTGAATTAATTTATCTTCTTTATAAAGTTCTAGTGTACCATCAGCATATCTAATCTCTCTAATGCCATTGTTATAATGGACAGAAGTTATCTGATCTTTGAGTATTAACTTCTCATACACAGGAAAGATATCGTACTGTGTCATATGTCTAACCACACTTCATTAAACTGATCATTATAAAATGTTTCTTTGTCTGCCCATTTATAATCTGTATCGCCTTCACAGTTATTCTCATGCTCAGTTGTACTACCATCTTTGTATGTTAGATGAAGTGTACCATACTTAATATAGTAATCATCTATTTCATTAGCATCAATGTTTAATTCTTCCAAATCCCATTCAAGCGTTGTTGTGTACTCAGCTATTAAAGTTATAGCTGTCCTATCAAGCAACTCATCCTTTGTTTCTTTATGTTCTTTTAAGTCTATTATATTACTCATTATTTATCTCCTGATCGTTGTCCCATTTTGTTCGTGGCTTAAGCCTATACATAATAGATTTGTTATTGTCTAATAGTTCTTGTAGTTTCTTTGCTACGCCATCATCAGTTGGATACCCACTCATATCTAGTTCTACATAGACCTTGTACTGTACTGGTATGCCTAGCCACTCATCTACCTTGTCGAGCCTAAACTTTCTCCACTCTCCACCATCTCCTTCAGGTGCTGTCCACCCACCGAAGCCATCAAAGTCTCCGAAGAATTCTTTAGGTAGTATCTCCCTGATAGTATCCTTTCCATCATACATAAACTGCACAGTCTGATTAGTTTTAATAGCATCTATTATATCCAATGTCATTTGACTAACATTAGGTCTTTCCTTTGCTACATATTGTTTTAAATTATTTGCACTTACCATATTACTTCTCCTCCTTTATGTATCTATGCTTGTCACTGTTCCATTCAAGACCTAACAAGTCTGTTAGTTTCCATTTAAGAGTATCTAGCCTACCTAAATCACTCACATATAAATCATGAAACTCATTTAGTCCTGATACTATATTGTCAAGTTTATTAACTTGCCAAATATACATAGTGTATTCTTCTGGTGATAACTCTATTGTTACTTTAGTTTTTAAATGTTTTATATTCATTTTCCTTGCCCTCTATATTTTTTGTAGGTTTGTTTCTTTCTTTTATTCATGGTCGAGAAACCTACGTTACCTCTACCAATCGAAGTCTTTTTCTTTACACTCTCATGTGTAACCTGTCCTGTTGTTGTCCTCATTTATATCCTCTCTGTTTATACATACCTGTTAGCTTTTCTTTCTTTGGATACTCCGAATCCATAACACTTTTATATATATCTTCTTTTATTATAACACACGTTGCATCATCAAGTCCACTACTAATTATCTTAACATTGTTTAAACGTGGTCGCCAAGTTTTCCAACTCATCTTCTCAATCGGTGAGACATTCCAAGTCCACTCAATGTTAGTCCCGTTGTAGTCATAGCCAAAGATAGGTCTATTCATTGTTTAACTCTTCACTTGCTTTATTTAAAATATTAATTATGTTTTCATCACATATTTTTCTCCACTCACCTCTAGTTTCTGTACCTTCTAACATTGCAGCTAATAATATTTTCTTTTCCAGATTTTTTAATTCTGTTTTAGGAGCTTTAATAGTATGCACTAATTGAAAATCTTTATAAGGTGCACCCACATTAAAGCTACTTAATCTACTTTGTAAATTAATAGTCTTACCTATCTTTACCCACTCTTTCCACGCAGGATTTTTACAAACATAAATATATCCTTGTGTCGTTGTAGAACCACAATGGTCACAAGTTAATCTACTCATTGTTCTCCTCTAAACTATCCAGTCTGCTTTCTAATTCACTAACCTTATTTTTTAAATCCTCAATCTCATTATCTGCATTATCAACTCGGTAGTCTACCTCACTTGTATTGTCATACGCAACTCGTCTTGCTTCCTCTACCTCAATATTTAAATTTGAAACGTCATCAACTAATTGTTCAATATCTAATTGTTGATTTACAACCTCATCCTTGAAGACTTGTACTGTCTCATTAACTAATTTTTCTACCCAATCTACTACTGACTTTGGTATTCCATTCATTATTTTTCCTCACTTTTATTATTAATTTATCCAACACTTATAGCCTGAACATTTCTCAATGGTCTCGCCACAATCTTTGCAATAGCCACTAACCTTAGTACTATCACTCAAACTTATATCACTACCAACCTCTGTATCTAACCAATCGTTAGTTGGTAGGTTATCTAACTCTGCTAATATACTTTCATGTATACTATATCTATTTTCTATACTCATATTTATATTCCTTATTAAGTTTATTATATATATATATTATAATATATTAATATAATTATATATTATACTTTATATATTTATTATATTATATCATGCTATCTTTTAAATAGCAACTGTTATTTATATTTAATTAAGTTCCCCTAACTCCCTTGATACACGGGCTAACTTCTGGCTAAAGCGTGTGGCTAGGTAAGTAATGTTTTCATTTGTTATCTTACTTTCTATCTTATTACTGACCTCTGAATTTAATCAAAGACTTACCAGAATTTTATATAAGCTC